CATAGTAATATCATTATTAATATTTGCTGTGCTAGCAGCGATTAAAATCACCATATTCATCCACATGACCAAAAATAAGCGCTAATATGGATGAGAAATGGACACTTACCGATCTGAATATACGATTGGACAAACTCGAGCAAGAAATACAATGGACGCGAGAGATGATAGCTATTATCCAGGAGGATATGGATGCACAAAAATAATGCGTTTGCACAAAAATAATGCGTTTGTAAAAAAATACTCGTTGGTAGCGGTACGTGTGCGGTATGTGCGCGGAGTGCTCCCACGGTAATTGCGGTACATCGATGGGGCGCGTGTGGTGCACAACAATCTATGGTATTCATAACGCGAACACAACCTTTACACATCGACAGTATATACGCATATACTACCCACGTCACGTCGCCACGTCACGGTACCACGTTACGTCGTCCAACCATTCACCATCGTTCCCATCCATCCACCCATCGTTCCCCACATCGTGACATTAAATTTCAAAATAACCCTTTTTGCGCCACTTTGCATAGATCCAAAATCTACTCTTATACGATCTTTTTGCTATAGAAAAAGTATATACTTAGATATGTGGCTTGGTCAGAATTTCTCTCGTATATTTTACTAAACATAAACAATTCAAACATTTAAAACCACATTTACAATTATGGCAACAACAATTAAATTAAAACAAGATTATTACGGTACTAAGGATTACGGAAAACGCGCATTTTACATATTAGATGCAGACGGAAATTATTCATTCGATTTTGTATTCATAGAAGATCTTGAAGAATGGATCGAATGGAAACGAGGTGAAGGAAAATCACTTGAAATTGAATACGCAGATGGTAATTTGCGAATATATGATTCTAAATAAAATAATGTTATGAAAACTAATCGCATTACACACGAGCAAGCCAATAAATCTTTTTTACCTAAACCATCCTCTTGGATGTTAAATAAAGACACTTTTTTTACTTTAACACCAAATGAGAAAGATCCCACAATCGATAACGTACACTATTGGATCGAGCGCCAACGTTTTGATGCTCACCTTTCATTCAATGAGGGTTTTATCTATATTCTTGAATCCTCTGGTACTCCAGGCATCCTTAAAATCGGTTATACTGATCGTTCCGTACAAGAGCGTGTAACTGAAATTAATTCAGCTACTGGAGTTATTATTCCTTATTATCCTATTTCTTCTTTCCATTGTAAATCTCCTAAGCATATCGAGACTCTCGTCCATCAATCTCTTCATACTCATCGCGTTAACAAAGAAGGTTTTAATGTTTCATTAAAGCATGCTAAAGAGGTTATTGAAAAAATTATCGCGGAAAACAACGCTTATATCAAGTAATGCGTTATGCATACAATAGTGCTAGTTTCGTTTGTTGAAACGTTGTATGTATGTATATACGTATAGATATATTAAGGATATGACAAACTACTAGTAAGATGTAAACTATATATATTTATTACCGTAAATTAAACTTATTAAAATGAACCTACCAAAAATTTATAATATTAAAATGGAAGATAAAGCTGCTTTTATTAATAAAGCTGAAAAAATGGGTTTTCAAATTGATTCGTTTGATATTAAAGATAATAAAATAACAAATACGTTTTCGATTACTGTTTATACTCCACAAGATGTTGAAGTAGTTAAAGCTGTTTTGAAATCATCACCCGACATTAATGATATTAAAGAGGTTATTAAAAGAGTAATTCAAGAAGAAATTCAAAAACACTTGGAGAACTAAGAGATTTTTTGTAACTTCTCCCTAACAATTTCACTTAAACAAATTTTATGAGATATAAAAATAATGTTATGCAAAAATTAGAGCAAGCAGAAGCGCTCTTAAGTAGAATTCAATTACAAGTAAACAGAGGAATGTCACAAGATGCTATTCTTGAATCTGTTGAATCATTAAAAGGACAATTGGAAGATGTTAAAGATACAATTTCTGTTGAACCTGATGATTTTGAACAACAATTTGCACCACAACGATAATTAAATAATTATGGAAACTGCTTTATGGATCGCTGGTATTCATTTAATTGAATTACTGGCTATTGGTATCTTTCTAATTGTTCGTAAAAATAGAAAATTAGAACAAGTTCTTATCCAACAACAAGAACAAATTAATACATTAGATTTTTTGTTTTCTAAACTTACTACATCATTATCTGCTATAGATGAAAAAGTATGGGTTGAGGGGGATGAAGAATTAGGTGAAGTATTTAACGATATTAAAGAAATCAAAGATACTTTAAATTCCTTATATAATTAATATATTTGGATAACTAAATAATCGTATTTACCTTTCGGTAAATTAAAAACACACATGAGTATATACTACGAAGAACAGTTCGATCTTGATAAATTTCTAGATGAAGAATTTGGTAAAGTTCCCTTAACTAAAAAAGGAGAAGTACGTAAACGTAAACCAAAAGAACCTAGAATATATTTTACTCAAGATACTGAGAATGCTATTATTGAATATTTAGCATGTACTGATGAATTAAAACGTAATCGAATATATAATGAACGTATCCGCTATGCTTTTTACAAATTATCTGAAAATATTATTCATACGTTTAAATTTTACTATACTGATTCAGATACTATTGAGGAATTAAAACATGAGGTAGTTACATTCTTATTAGAAAAATTACATCTATATTCCCAGGGTAAAGGTAAAGCATATTCTTATTTCGGTACTATTGCAAAACGATATTTAATTATCTATAATCAGAAAAATTACGAGAAATTAAAGGAAAAAGCTGATATTGAAGAAATTGAAGAAGATCCAATTATATTAAACAATATTATAAAGGAAGCAGCTGATGAAACTAATCCTACTGATTTTATGGATTTATATGTACAATATGTAGATAAACATTTAGCAACATTATTTCCTAAAAAACAAGATATTAAAACAGCAGACGCAATTATGGAATTATTTCGTAAACGTGAATCTATTGAAATTTTTAATAAGAAAGCTTTATATATATACATTCGTGAAATAACGGATGCATCCACACCCCAAATTACTAAAGTCACTAAAAAATTAAAGACGGTATATATTAAATTATATAACGAATATTATAAATACGGACATATTAAAATCTAGATATTCCGAATATTTATTATCATATAAATATATAATATATGGCTACAAATTTTGATGACATAAATCTCTTTGGGGATAAATCCTTATCTGATTTATTTAAACAAATTCATAAAAATAACAAGGATACCGATAAACAAATTGCTGAACTTATTGAAGCAATAAAACCAATGATTAGTAATCCTGGTTCTGCTGTTATGTTAATGCCTACTGTAAAAGATTTAATTGATGTTAATGTTAAAAATAATGATCAATTAATTAAAATGGCAGGTATTGCTCAACGTGCTGCTTCTAGTAATAATGCTATTGGTAATGATTCATTTTTTGATCCAGATGAAATTCAGGCATTACTTGAGGAACAAAATCATATTAAAGAAGAAGGACAAAAATTACTAGATACAACTAGTGAAGTCCAAAAACAAATAGAACAATAATGAGAGTAAGAGAAAATCTATCAGGTATAGTTTCTTCTATAGGTAAAAGTAAAGGTAACCCCTCATTTAATTCTCAAATAGGTAAGGTATATGGTGTGATAACTACTGAAAATACTCCAACAAAAGAATTATTTAATGCTAATGGGGGATATAATGGAGTAGGTACTATTTTTTATCTTGATTATAATTCATCTAAAAACACAAACACCTTAAAAGTTAATTTAAATACTTGTAAAGTTGCTAAACCTTTTCATTCTAGTAATCAAAATTATCCATTAGTAGGAGAATTAGTAGAATTAATAGATGCTCCATCTCCATCATCTCAAGAAGGTAATAATTTATCTCAAAAATATTATAAAGGTGTTATAAATGTATGGAATAATTCCCAACAAAATTCACCTACAGATGATTCCTTAGGTAAAACATTTAAAGAAAATGGTGATATAAGAAATTTAATTTCATTTGAAGGAGATAGAATATATCAAGGAAGAAAAGGTAATGGATTAAGATTTGGTAGTACTGTAAAATCAAAATTAAATTTAAATGAATGGAGTAAAGTAGGTAATGATGGAGATCCTATTACAATTTTAGTAAATGGATATGTTACTACTGATTTGAAAAATATTGCTCCAAATGTAGAAGAAATTAATAAAGAATTATCCTCAATATACTTAACATCAACCCAACAACTTCCATTAATCCCAGATAGAAATGATATTTTAAACCCACTCACTAAACCTACTCAAGTAAATTTATATTTTGATAAATCTCAATTATTATTTAATGCTGATAGATTAGTACTTAATTCTAAAAAAGATGAAGTAATGATATTTGCTAAAACAAATATTGAACTTAGTACTAATAATATAATTAATTTAAATGCTGGTGAAAGAACTCATTTAAATTCTCCAAAAAATCATATAGGTACTAATTCTGATGGTACTTTACCAACAGAACCTTTATTATTAGGTAATAAAACAATAAGTTTATTAGCTGATTTAATGTTAGCTATTGGACAATTTGGAAGTGATGCTTCATCTGTAGTAACTCCACCAGCAGGATCACCATTAGTTGATATAAATACTGCTGGGGTTAAACTTGCATCTAGCATTAAAAATTTAATGGGTAAATTAGAAAAAATTAAATCACAACAAAATTATACTTCATAATGGCTGGAAATACTAATGTTTCTTCTTTAATTCCCTCAAGTATAAATAATACTTTATCCCAAATTTCTACCCCTAAGGCTTTTGGAGATCAAGTTATTAATAATAGTGTTACTAAATTAAAAACATCATCACTAGGTAGAATTGAAGTTCTTAAAAATGATATTCAAGTAATAGTAAAAAAAACATTAGATTTAGAAGTTAAACATATTAAGACTTTAGAAGAATTAAATTTAAAATCTAATCCACCCCCACCTACAAAACCTCTATTAACCCAAGAAGAATATACTCAATCAGTTAATAATGAAAATACAAGTTATACAGAAGAAAAAACACTATTAGAACAAGAAAAATTATCACTCCAACAAAAACTACAAGATATATTAAATGATCCATATAAAAAAATAAAAGATAGTAGTTTTAGATTAAATAAAATAATAAATTCTAAAAAACAACGATTAGATAATAAAAAAAATAAAGAAAAAAAACGTTTATCTTTAAAAGTTTTAAAAAATGCTGGTAAATCACTTGTACCAATAATAGCACTTCAAGGTACTAAATTATTATTTGAAATAGTAACTAATAATCAAAAATTACAAGATTTAGTTGATAATACTAATGCTGTAATAGATGCTGCTGTTACTCAACAAGATATAAATAATGCTAGAGTTTTAAGAAATTCTACATTATCTATATTAAATGATAATGAAAGAAAATTAACATCTTTTGCAAAAATCATTTCTAACCTTAATAAAATAGTATTTATACTTAGTATAATATTAAGATTAGCTAAAAGAATATTACCAATCCCTACCCCACCAGGACCTGTACCTGATATTGTTACACCTATTAAGGAAAAATTTAGGTTTAAATATGAAACTGCTGTAAAATTAGTAGACGGATTAAATGTACTAATTGCTATATTTCAAGGTATATTAGATGCTCAACTTGATGATTTAAGAGACTTAAAAGATCAATTAAAAAATATTAATGATATATTAGATAATATTACTGTAAATAATTTATCTGATAGTGAATTACAAAATTTCATTAATGATTTACAAAACCAATCTTCTAAAATAAATTCTACTACTTTTACAGAATATAAAGGATTTAGATTTGCTATTAAAGAAGAAGAAACACTAGGTGCTCAACAAGCTATAGTAGTTAGAGGTAATATTAAACGTAGATATGCTGTAGCCATTAATAAAGATGGAATTGAAGTATTAAAAAGCGAATTATCTTTCACTTTAGATCCTACAGATTTAGTAGAACAATTAAAAATAATAATAGATCAACAAAATTTACAAGCTTAAAATATTTATACATATGAAAGTAGACTTATTCAAAAAACTAATTAAAGAAGCTGTTGCCGAAGCGGTAAGAGAAGAATTAAATACTATTTTTAATGAGGTTCAAAAACTAAAACCTATTCAAGAAAATCAAACATTAAACTTTACAAGTAATGATGTTATGGCTGTTCGTACTAATATTCGTGAAAAAATGGGTAGTATGTTTGGATTTGATCAAAATTTAAATATGAATGAAAACTCATCAAATAATACTTTACAAGTAGATACGAACGCTGAGAATCCATATTTAGCATTTATAGCAGATTCAGCTGCTACTATGACTCCTCAAGAAAGAGCTGGACTTAAAAACTTAGGATAATATGCCAATCCCAACGGTAATAAGAATTAATCCATTAGATTTGCAAAAAAATATTGCGATTGGATTATCTTTACCTTTTGGATTATGTGGTGGAGATAAACTATTTAATCAAACCTATAGTACCAAAGATCAAATTAAATCAAACTTAATTAATCTTTTATTAACTAATAAAGGAGAACGAATACTAAACCCCGAATTTGGATCAGACTTAAAAAGAATATTATTTGAACAAATTACACCCTCAACAGAAAATAATATAAGAAATACAATTAATACAGCAATTAATATTTATGTACCAGAGGTAACTACTGATGAAATTATTATAAATAATAATCCTGATAGTAATACTATTGGTATAACTGTTAACTATATATTAAATCTACCAGGTACTTCAGATCAAATAACCATTGAATTTCAATAACATATAAAATGTCAGATAAAAATATATCATATCTCAATAAAACATTTACAGATTTTAAGTCTAATTTGGTTAATTATGCTAAAACATATTTTCCAACTACTTATAATGACTTTTCGGAGGCATCACCCGGTAATTTATTTATTGAAATGGCATCTTATGTAGGTGATGTAATGTCATTTTATGTAGATACTCAAGTACAAGAGAATTTTTTATTATACGCTAAAGAAAAAGAAAATTTATATGCTTTATCTTATGCATTTGGATATAGACCTAAATCATCATATGCTTCTTCTACTATAGTTGATATATATCAATTAGTACCTTCACAAACTATTAATAGTATAAATAGTCCTAATTTTAATACTTATGGATTAATTATTCCTGAAAATACCTCTATAACAGCTAATAGTAATGGTACTAAATTTATTACTACTGAAAAAATTGATTTTACTGATACTGGCTCTACAGAAATTACTTTTGTAGATGATAATTATTATTTATTTAAAAAATCTGTAAAAGCTATATCTGCTGAAATAAAAACTACAACTGTTACTTATGGTGCCCCTCAAAAATTTCAAATATCAACAATTACCGATACTAATATATTACAAATATTAGATGTAACAGGTAGTGATAGTAATAAATGGTATGAAGTACCTTATTTAGCTCAATCAAGTATATTTGAAGCTGTTGCAAATCCAACATATAATACCGATCAAGTACCTTATTTATTAACATTAAAAAGAACCCCAAGAAGATTTGTATCTAGAATACTATCAGATAATACTTTACAATTAGAATTTGGAGCTGGTATTTCAAATTCAACAGATGATCAAATAATTCCAACACCTGATAATATTCAATTAGGATTAGTACCAGGAATATCTGATTTAAGTGATAATTATAATAAAGCTTCTGTTTTTTTTACTAAAGAATATGGTTTAGCCCCATCTAATACTACTTTACAAATTAGATATTTAGTAGGTGGAGGTATTACATCTAATGTACCATCTAATGATCTAATAACAATAAATACTTCAGGGGTTTCTTTTAAAAATGGAAGTCCTGGAGGAGCTATATCAGCTACAGTATTAAGTAGTGTTGTTTCAACTAATCCAACTCCAGCTATTGGTGGTAGAAATGGTGATGAAATAGAAGAAATTAGAAATAATGCTTTATTTTCGTTTACATCACAAAATAGAGCCGTTACTAAAGATGATTATATTATAAGAACTTTATCTTTACCTGCAACTTATGGTAATATAGCTAAAGTATATATAACTCAAGATTTTGAACGTTCTAATACTACAGAAACATCTACTACTACTAAAAATCCATTAGCATTAGATTTATATGTTTTAGCATATAATTCAAATAAACAGCTAATAACATCTTCAACAACATTAAAAGATAATTTAGTAACTTATTTGAACCAATATAGAATGATCACTGATGCTATTAACATTAAAGATGCATTTTATATTAATATAGGTGTTAATTTTGATATTACAGTTCAATCCGGATATAATAATCAAGATGTTATTACTAATTGTATTTTAATGTTACAAGATCATTTTAATACAGAAAAATGGCAAATTAATCAACCCATTATACTATCAGAAATTAATTCAAAACTATTACAAGTTCAAGGAGTACAATCAGTAGTTAAAGTAGAAATTATCAATAAACAAGATAATACAGGTGTAACATATTCTCAATATGGATATGATCTATCAGGAGCTACTAAAAATGGTAATATCTACCCATCATTAGATCCTTCAATATTTGAATTAAGATATCCAAATACTGATATCCAAGGTAGAGTTGTAGCATCTTAAATAATTAATTATAATATTTGAAGGCTTCAATTATAAAAAATTGGGGCTTTCTATATTTATACTATATATATAAAACACAATAAATGGCTGTATATAAAATTTTTCCCGAAAAAAGTGCAACTTTATATTCATTTTATCCTTTAATAAATACAGGATTAGATGAAATAATTGAAGTTAGTACTTTTGAATCTATTAATAGTACTAATGAAGTATCTAGAGGTATTATAAAATTTCCAACTGATCAAATTACTGATATTATTACTAATAAAGTAGGAAATAAAGCATTTGATACTTATCTAAAATTATATTTAGCAAATGCATCATCAATACCTGTAAATTATACATTAGAAATTTATCCAATTTCAGGAAGTTGGGAAAAAGGAACTGGAAGATTAGCAAATGTTCCTGTTACTAGTGATGGTGCTATGTGGTCATACAGAGATCAAGATAGTGGTAGTGTTTGGTTTACAGGTACAACATTCCCTTCACAAACTACAGGTTCATTCCGTTCAGGATCTAATTCAGGAGGAGGTTTATGGTTTACTGGTTCTTATGAATCAACACAATCTTTTACAGCTATTTCTTCAAAAGATATTGAGGTAGAAACAACATTTACCGTAAATAAATGGTATTCTGGTTCAATAACAAATAATGGATTTATTATAAAACATTTATCTACAACAGAATTTACCACACAATCTAAATTTGAATTAAAATATTTTTCTGAAAATACTCATACAATATACCCTCCTTGTTTAGAAATTAGATGGAATGATTTTTCATATTCTACAGGATCATTATCTACAATAACTTCTGATTTAGTTGTTGCTAGTATTGTTAATAATAAAAATGAATATCAACAAGACTCAGTTCAACGTTTTAAAATTAATGTAAGAGATAAATATCCTGCTAGGAGTTTTCAAACA